TGCGACGCCTCCCCCGGATCAAAGACGACCTCACCCGTGATCTGCACACCGGCAAGCGTAGGCACGTACTCCTCGTACAACGTCGTTAGGTCGGCGTGGCTTACGTCGGCCTCGCCACCGGTGATGCTCGGACTAACGCTCGTCAGTTGACCGATGCTCGTAAGGTTGGTGATCGACGTATAGTCTGTGACTGCTGAGTGTGTACAGTACAGCACCTTACATTGCATTCCTACTGAGCCAGGCATAAGCCACCTCCAAACATGCCGGCGTTACGGCACGGTCTGATCGCATGTCACTTCGTAATCACTCGAAATTCTTACAATGGGATGTTCGCGTTTATCCGTAGTCTCCTCGGTCAAGTCCTGCGCGCTTCCGGATTTCAGGATGGACCTGATCACGATGCCGCCTACCGTTCCCGAGTAGCCGCTAAGTACCAAGCGAATCTTGTCATCCAAGTCCACGGCCACATCGTAGGTAGTGGCGTAACTGTCAAACTGCATGAGCTTGGCAACCAGCCCGGTCTCTCCATCGGCGCTATAGGTTATGTCATCGCCGACGTCGCCAAGGTAAACGACAAACGGAAGGCTCGCGCCCTGCGGTGCCCTAAGCGGATACACCCGCGCACCAACAAGCGCCGCCACGGCTGCGTTATTCACCAGTAGGCTTCGGACTGACTTACCGATTGGCATTCCTGGCGGCCTCCTTCCGTATGTTTTCCCACAGGAACTTGTGGGCCCGCTTCATCACTTCGCCGCGTTTGCTCATGTACGCCGGACGCACAAACGGCTTTGCCGGCATGGTCCCCGTTGGGTATTTGCCAGGCTTGTCATTCCTGAAGCGCCCGCCCATCCTCGTGCGGAACCGCTCGCCCGTTCCGAACTCTACGAGATGCGCATGGGCCCCAGCCGGGTACATCGGACCTACCATCACCACCACAAATCCGCGTCCATACTTGCGCACTCGCTTTCCGATACTCTTCTTCAGTACGCCCTTGCCAAGCTTCAGCTTTCTCGCGTGTGTCGGGCCAACAGGAGCGCGCCGTTTCATTGCGGTCACCATTGGCGCCAACGCACGACTGACAGCACGGGAAGTGATCTTGCGTTCTACGCTATCGCTGAGCGCAGCAAGTGAACGCATCAAGGCCTTGTCGCCACGAAGGTCGATCGTTACTTCCGGTGCCCAGCCCATTAACTCACGTCCTCTCTGCACACCAGCTCGTAATCGATGTCCCGATCATCGACGTTGACGATCCCTATCACCTCAAGCGTACGGTCCCGATGGACAATACGGCTGCGGCTCGTCAGGTCCGGGTTATATGGCATTGTCACCCGGTGCGTAGCCCCTGCGTCCCGTTGGGCTGCCGTAATATCTTCGTCAGTGCTCAGCGTCCGGACCGATGCCCATTCCTTACTGGCAACGGAGAATGTCAAGGTGACCTCGCCCGAGTCCGACTGCGTCTCGGTTGGGTTGTGTACCTCGACTAGATGTATCCGTCGCCCAGCCCGTTTCATTACGCACTCCCAGCAGCAAGAACGATGCTATATGCGGCGTCCGCATCGGCACTCGACAAATCCAATTCCTTATGCGTAGCGTCGCACGTCTCCGCCTGTTCAGCGAGATAGGCGCCATACGTTTGCCCAGGTAGAACCATTATCTGCCCGTTGGCATCGCCGAAGAGGTCGTAAGGGTTAGCCGCCCCAATGTCGACTACAACCCCGGCGCTATTCGTGCTCGGACATTCGATCTTCACGAGCTTCACCTTGAGGGCGGTGAAGGTGACGTCCGGCAAGTTGCTGCGGGGCAACGCTGTCAGGTCGATGGTAGCCACACCCGCCGCCAGGGCGCCAGTGTTAGACCACGCCTTCGTAACGTCTACCGTTGACGCTCCGCTTATCGTGGCCCGGGTCGCGCCGATGTCGTGCGTGATGGTAGGATCACTAACATCGGTCAGGCCAAGCGCCACCTCCTCCTGCACTACGATGCTGATGTCATAGGTTGCCGTTACCGACATAGTTGAACCCCTTACCGCTTAACGTCTTTTGGTATGCCTGTCGCGTGGTAATCACGCGCATACTGATATACAGGCTTCATGTCCTCGCCAGGCCACATGACCAGCTCTTGTACGTGACCCACCACGATCCTATTGGCCAGGCCGATCGTATTGCCGACCGCCTTCCACCGCTTCCAGAAATCTATATCAGAGTCGACGCGTCCATCGGCCCACCGTCCGTCGGTGTTCGGGACTTCGAGCATCCACGGCCTCGGCAGTGCTCGCAGCTTGTCAGCCCTGAACAGCGTCAGACCGAAGTGCCCTGTATCTACGCCTGTAACGTGTCTCTTGAAGTCAGCCGCCCAAACCTGACCACGTGGTCCGCCGTCCCCGTTCGTCATGCCGAACAGCATTGTGCCGTCGCCACGATTCAACTGCATCGGGACGAGAGCGTCCCACTCGGGCAATGCTTCCGCCAGGTGGTAGAGGCCAACAACGTCATCGCGCGAAAACAGCGTGTCGTAATCCGTCGTCAGCACGTATCGGCAATCATCCAACGCGATGACCGTTTCGACGATCTCGCTGAGCACGTGTGACCAGTACACGCCCTGGCCCATCACGCACTTGATGTTGAGAGCACCGAATGCCGTAGACGCACATTGCGTATGAGACATCGGGCCGTAACGTGGGCACGATAGACAGGCATAGACGCCCGTCGGCACACGGATGTCAGAAATCGGCTTGAAGCCCATCAGGTTCAGGCTCACCTCTAGTGCCGCACAATCGTCAATGATGGGCTTCCACGGTCCTATACGTTCCAAGCCGCAATTGACCATCAGCTCTTGCAAGGCCGTGTAATCGAAGATGCAGCCGTGGTGGTCGTTTGCGTCTGTGTGGCCGCCCATCGTGTAGCCTTGAGACGGGATCGGCACACCACCTGCAATCTGTTTCGCAATCCATTGGAAGTCGGGCACCGCAAGCCGTATCCGTCCACCCGGCTTGAGCTTGTCGATCCAGTGCTTGAGCACAGTTACAACGGCACCGTTGTGTGAGAAGTGTTCGAGTATATGGCTGGCGTATATCTCGTCTACCGTCCCATCCTCGTAGGGCAGCGGATAGACCTCGTTGCCGTTCCTGCGATCGATAGACGTAAAGCCCGGAAGCGGCTTGTCGCCTGCTCCGAGGTTCAGCCTAATCAGATCGTCGCCCATAAAGCCTCCCTAAATCTGCGGGACCGAATAGGCCCCAAGCATCACGTCCATATTGTTAAACGGCATCGGGAACCGCGCGTCGATGGCTGACGCGTACGGCCCCATTCGGTCGTACATCACTTCCACTGCAAGCCTAAGCCCCTGGAGCCATGGCTCGGGGATCAGTGTGGCTGCGGTATAGCCGGCAACGAATGTCAGCGTCACAGCGTTGTAGCCGTCGTCCTCTACGTCACTCGGCCAGCTAAGCCCTTCGTATGGTTTAATGGTGGCGAACATGCTTTTCGAGTCGACAACAAAGTCGGTACCTTCCGTGATCGGGGTTTCGACTCCGTTCTCGTTCGTATAGGTCAGCGTAGTCACCGTGACGTAAGGCGGGCGCGGGATGATCAGTGGCGTCTCGAAGCGTTCCCAGTAGGCCTTCCAGGTGGTCGTCAGGAACGTCATGTCATTGACGTCCTCATAGTACGTGCGCGCCACCTGGATGTACTTTTCGATGATCGTGTCTTCGGCTGTTTGTCTCACGCGCCCATGCTCGCGAAAGTCAGCCGCCGTCATCGGTACTAGCGTTGCCTCTGCTGATCGTTCTACCGCGTTGTGCATATCCGGCTCCTAACGCCGCGCTTCTTTGGGGATGCCGTTCTTCTGAAAGTCTGCCACGTATTGATATACGGGCTTGTGCATGTCCGGACCTGGCCAAGTGACAAGCTCTTGCAAGTGGCCTACCATAACGCGATTGGCCAAGCCAAGCTTATTGCCGGACGCTTTCCAGTGCTTCCAGAAGGCAATATCTGGATCGACACGCCCCTCACCCCACGAACCAGTAGGGTCTGGCTGTTCAGTCATCCACGGTTTAGGTAACGCACGCAGAGACGCGGCGCGAAACATCGTCAATCCAAAATGTCCATAGTATGCCGCGGATACATGCTTATTGAAGTCTGCTGCCCATATCTGGGACCGCTGCTTGCCGGCACTGTCCACCATGCCAAACAGAGTCGAATCGTCCGATCGCTTTTGTTGGATGGGCATAATGGCGTCCCATTCCGGCAAGGCTTCCATGAGCCTATACAGTTCGAGCACTTCGTCTTTTGTGAACAGAGTGTCATAGTCACAGGTCAACACATACTTGCATGTGTCCAGTGCGATGCAATCCTCCAGTAATTGCGTCAAGACGTGCGACCAATAGGCACCCTGGCCCATCTCGAACCCGATCGACAGTTGCGCAAACACGCCCATAGCGCACTGCATGTGAACCATCGGTCCGTAGCGTGGACACGATAGGCAGGCATAGACGCCTTCGGTTGTAATCATACCCATCGCAGGCTTGAACCCCTGAAGGTTCAAACTAACTTCCATTGATGCACAATCTTCGACCACCGCCTCCCACTCACCGATGCGTTCCAGGCCACAGTTAACCATAATCTCTTGCAGCGTTTCGCGGTCGAAGATCATCTTGTGGAAGTCGTTATCGTCCGTCTGCCCACCCATCACGTAAGGCTGTGCAGGAATAGGAACGCCCTGCTTGACCTGATCCACAACCCAGTTGAAATCCGGCACGGCGATTCTGATTCGACCGCAGGGCTTCAACTTCTCGACCCAATGCTGGAGCACGACGGACACTTCACCAATGCCGAAGTGTTCCAGTATGTGCGACGCGTAGATTTCGTCCACGCTGCTGTCGTCGTACGCCAGTGGATAGACTTCCTTTCCATCCCTCCTGTCGATAGAGATGAAGCCTGGCAGTACGCTGCGCCCAGCTCCTAGATTCAGTTTAACCAACTCGTCAGTCATGCAACCTCCCGTTTCTCTGCTCGTTCTCCACGGATCTTTTTCCCAAACGTCGTTTGGTACGCGCGGATGGCCGCGCCATACATATTCTCAAATCGGTCCAACAAGTACGGCGGGAATTCGTCACGCCATTGTCCAGACTGGCCGCTGCGGAAAAACTTAGGGTGCGACG